GGGCCAGATGGCGCGTATGAGTTTCATGCCCTGAGTGCTCACCCGGATGTAAAAGCGGCCAAGGTATCCAGTCCGGCCCCGGTGATGGTTGATCTGCACATTCTTAGCCATAGCGGCCAAGGGGTGCCCACTCAATCGGTGCTTGATGCGGTGGATGCTTATACCCAACCATTTAGGCCATTAACGGACAAATTAACCCCGAAAGCGGCGGAGGTGTTGACCTATGCCATAACGGGCAAGCTGTTCATTAAAGTTGGCCCTGATCCAGCGTTGGTGCATCAAGCTGCTACCAAACAGCTGGCGGATTATGTGGCCGCCCTGCATCGGTTTAAAGGCCGTGTGGTGGAATCGGCTATTCATGCCGCCTTAACGGTGGAAGGGGTGGAAGAAGTGCAGCTGGATAACTGGGTGGATGTGATTTGCTCCGCTATCCAAGCGCCGTTCTGCACGGGCATCACAACCACCTTTGAATTGGTGGATTAAGGGGGAAGGTATGGAACCCGTTTCAATATTGCCGCCTAGTGTGTCCGATCTTGAACGAGATTTGGAACTGGCACTGGCGCGGATCGAGCACGTAGACATTCCCATAGCCACATTATGGAACCCGTGGGAATGCCCTATTGATGTATTGCCATTTCTTGCTTGGTCTTTGTCTGTTGATATGTGGCGATCAGATTGGCCTGAAACCGTTAAACGCCGGGTGGTGGCTGGATCGCAAAATGTTCACCGGATAAAGGGTACGCGTCCCGCTGTAGAGCAGGCGATTAATGATCTAGGGGTGAGTTCGGAGCTGGTGGAATGGTTTGAAAAAATCCCGGAGGGAGAACCCGGCACCTTTGAATTGACCGCTTGGGTTAACGAAAACCTAGTAACACCCGGTGAACCTGCCGTTTTAAATGGTCAGCTTTATGAACAATTACGTTTGGCAGTTAATAACGCAAAAAATACCCGTAGCCATTACACCTTTAAAGCTGGAGCAAGGTTTGATTCTGGTGTAGCCGTATCATGCGCGATGCCTAGAGCTGTAGGTATAACCCACCAAAAGGCTATTTCCCACCAAGCCCCAATAAGTGGTGAGGCTGGGTTAACAATGGCGGGCAAGTTAAAAGCTGTAATGGTTATTTACCACAATATGGAGGCATAACATGGGCGCATTGCTCCCGGTGATCACAGAATCAGGCTTGGCAGCGGTTTTTAACGCGCAAAATACTGGTCTTAAAGCTGAAATCACCCACATGGCATTAGGCGATCACGGAAGAACGCCGAGTAGCACAGAAACCAAGCTAGTAAATGAAAGGATGCGGGTGGCTATCGCTGATGGTCATAGGATTGATGATCATCAAATTCACTTGACCGCACTGGCGGAGGATGGCGGTCAATTTTGGGTGCATGAGATAGGTTTTTTCTTGTCTGATGGCACCATGCTGGCGGTATGGTCTGATTCATCCCCGCTGGCTTACAAGTCTAATGGTGTTGATGTTTTATTGGCGTTTGATTTGGTATTGGCCTCATTGCCCGCTGATTCGGTTGAGGTGATTGGAACTGATACCGAATTATCGTTGGCCGCTTATGCCGACAAATTTATATCGAATGCCACGGCGTCAATTAACGCCCATGCGGGCGTGGTCAAAAACGCGCATTGGAACATGCAATTAAGTGAGAAGTTTCGCTCAACGGAGAGGTAATAATGAGCCTTGAATCAGAAGTACAAAAACTAACCGAGTCGTCAAACTCGCAAACCGCCGCCAGTTTGGCATTAGCTCAAGAAGTTGCTGGGAAAATGGCGGACATCGATCGCAAGGTAGAAGAAGCCCTGCTCAGTACATTTAAGCCTTTTTCTGGCTCAGTGACAAAAACTATTGGTGTCGGCGGTGATTATGCAACGCTAAGAGAAGCAATCGAACATTACAGTACAACGATGCCGATAAGTAAAGAAACTGGTGCAACGACGTACACTGGTGGGGTGATACTGAAAATACTCACAGGGACAGTATTAAGTGAACAGATATTACTTGGCCCTAGCTCGGACTTGAGTTTTATCCGCATTGATGCGGACGATCCGGTGGTTTATATCGATCACACAAAAATTCTTCATTCCTTTGAGGGACGCTATCCGATTTTTGGGGTTTCTCGTGGGGCTAAGCTCCCGATTATTAATACGCTCTTTGAGTATCAACCGGGCGGCGATGGTAACAAGGACGGCATCCTTGTAAGTGGTCCCGGCTCGACAGCCTATGTCTATGTGGGTAAGGGGGTTAGGAATGCTCCTGGTCACGGTCTTTATGTATCCAATTGTGCGGTTGTTCATGCGGCGGGTGCTGATTTTTCCAACGCGAAAAATATGGGCGTTTATGCGCTATACAATGCAATCATTAATTTTTCAAGCGGAGTGGCGAACGATTGCGGTATACATGGTCTTTATGCGCATCGTGGCTCGATTGTGATGGCAGAACGTACTGAGCTTAATCGAGCTGGCCAGAACGGCCTTTTTGCTAGCGACGGATCAACCGTTTTTGGCTACGCTGCCAGCGCAAATGACGCAGGTGGTATTGGTTGTCAGGCAAGAGAAACCTCGTTTGTTAACTTTACTCTTGGTAAAGCCAATGGCGCAGGGGATAAGGGGATTTATGCGTACGGCGCGTGCATTATTCAGGCCCATAGTGCAGAAGCCAAAGATTCTGGTAATGCGGGTGTAGATGCGTATGCCTCGAAAATTAATGCGATTGGTTGTGTAGCCACTGGAGCAGCTGTGACGGGCTTGAGGGCGTCTATGGGTTCTGTTGTAGTGGCGCACAGTGCAAACTTTCAAAAGGGCGAAAGTCCGGATTCCTCAGATATCGCGCTTTCGGTGGGAGTGAGCTTGATGGCTACAGGGGTGTTTTCTGGCGGATTGCCTTTTGCTACCAACACTTTGACGAACAACGGTATCATTTATCAGTAAGGAGTAACAATGTACGCAGTAGTGAAAAATGGTGTATTCAATGGTGTGGTCTATCAAGCAGTGACAGAGCGAATTGTTAGTCATCATACGCAATACAGTGAGACGCTGGCTAAAATTTCCCAATCTTTAGTGGAAAACGAACAAGGTGGTTATGGAGAACCGACCAATGATGAACTCATGGGGTTTGTTCGTGACTATCGTGTCATGTTGCTCGCAGAGGTGGACTGGACGCAAACGCTCGATTGTCCGCTAACGGACGAAAAGAAAGCCGAATTTGCAGCCTATCGTCAAGCCTTACGAGATATACCGCAAACTCACCCCGATCCTCAATCTATTGAGTGGCCGACTAAGCCAATGATTTAAAGCACGAAAGTAAGAAAGCACGAATGCCGCGAAAGCGGTTTTTTTGTGCCTGAAATTCACCCAAAGCCCTAGCCATTCGCTGGGGCTTTTCTTTTACATAAGATTTGGAGCTGATACATGGCCGCAGATTATTTGCATGGCGTAGAGATGATTTATCTCGAAAACATGAACCGCCCTATTGAGGTGCTTTCCGCCTCAACCATTGGCTTAGTGGGTACGGCAGATGATGCCGATGCCACGGTTTTCCCTTTAAACACCCCGGTGCTGATTAACAGCGAAACGCAGATCGCCAAGGCGGGCACCACGGGCACCCTGAAAACGGCTTTACAGGATATTTATGATCACGGCGCTGCGGTGGTTATCGTTATTCGTGTTGAAGAAGATGCAGACGAAGCCCAAGAGGTGGCAAACATTGTGGGCCAGCTCGACAACGACACAAACACTTATGGCGGCCTTAAAGGTTTGCTGTTTGCTGAAAGTGTCTTGGGTATCCGTCCTCGCTTGCTGATTGCCCCAGAATACAGCCATAAAACGGGCGTGGGTGCAGAGCTTGAAAGCGTGGCTATCAAACTCAATGCCATTGCAATAGTGGACGGCAGTGAAAACGGTTTTACCAGTGTTGTGGCTGAGGTTAAAAACTACGGGCCAACCCTGTTTGTTAACTGCGGCATTAAAAAGCTGGGCAGTGACGGCAACCCGGTCACTCGCAAAGCCAGTGCCTTTGTGGCGGGCCACATTGTGCGCGTGGATAACCTTGAGGGTTATTGGCATAGCCCATCAAGCCGTAAGATGATTGGCGGCATCATTGGAACCAGTGAACCGATTGATCACGCTATTGGCTCCACAACATCAAAAGCCAACCTATACAATGCCCAGAACGTGAGCGTGATTGTGCAGCAGCAAGGCGGCTGGTTCTTCTTTGGCAACCGCTTGGCTGATGGAACCATGATCCCGCACCAACGTATCCGCTACATCGTGGGTGATTCGATTCTTTACGCTCACCAAGAGCTATTGGATCGCAACGTCACCAAAGGCTATGTGGACGGTGTGAAAGGCCGTGTTAATGCGCTATTGCGCCGCCTTGTATCGCGTGAAGTGATCAGCGGTGGTGAATGCTGGTTGGATAAAGAACTGAACGTGGCCGCTATCGGCACCGCTCAGGTGTATTGGGATTACGATCTGGGCTTTTATGATGTGGCTGAGCGCATGACGTTCAGACAGCACATCACGGATCGTTACAACGAAGCCATTTTTAGCTAAGGAGTCAAGCCGTGGCAAAACTACCAAGTATGCTTGTAGACATTAACGCATTTTTCAAAGATGAATCGTTTGCTGGCTTATGTAATACGGTGACACTTCCTAAGATTGTCACCAAGACCGTGGATCAAGTGCTTGCAGGTGTAGCGGGCGACATTGAGCGCAACATCGGCAAGCTGGAAAAGCTCGATTGTGAAGTGACCATTGCCGACTATGCCACCAAGGTGATTGATCTGGTGGGCAACCGTGACAGCCGTGATGATCAGTTTATTGTTCGTGGCTATGTGGACACCGATGCCGGAGATATGGCCGTGGCGGTCAAGATGCAAGGTTTCTGGAAGTCGATGGAACACGGTGGCGAGTTCAAGCCGGAAGAAGAAGCGGCCATGAAATTTGCCATTGCCGTGGAAGTCTACACGCTGGAGATTGATGGCAAAGAAATCATTCACATTGACAAGATGAACAACATTTTCCGTGTTAACGGTAAAGACCGAAACCAGAAATGGCGTGAAGCATTGGCACAGTAAAAGCCAGAAAGCACGAAAGTAAGAAAATGTAATGAGTACCCACACAAGTCCCTGACCGCGAAAGCGGCGGGGGCTTTTTTGTG